GAATAACGACTCTTCACTTTCTTATAACAAGCATCTTTTTCACCTGCTGCTTCTTTGGTTAGATAACCTGCAGCAGCATCCATATTGTGCTCGGTGTCAGTAATCTTTGCTTGCATCCATGCAGGGAGATTCTTCTCTTTCTTACCGAGTTTCTTCTTCAGTTCTTTGACATCTCTCTCAACACTGCTCAACTGAGATTGCGCCATTGAAACTTCGTGATCCTTTTCTTCATTTTTAATACCACCAACTCTGTCAACTACACGACCGATTGCACGACCAATCTTGTCACGCTTACGCTCTTTGGGTTTGGGTGCAGGTGCAGATTTCTTACCCTGACGCTTGGCATAATCCATGTAGGACTCACCCTTCTTCAACTTCTTGGGGTCTTCCTTGGGTTTAGACTTCTCAGCACGATCTTCACGAGCACGCTGGTTAGCACCAGGACCACCCAGTTTCTTATCCTTCTCAGGATCTGGATGCCAGAAGTCACCACGCTCTAGGATAGTTTCTTCAGTTGCCACGTTTTTCGCTTTCCCCTTTCTATCTGGATTGGGATCTTCAGAATTCTTTCTACGGAATGCTGCGTCCTCTTCGCCTTTATTTAGGTCACGCTTCATTTTACTAGACCCGCACTTGGGTTTAGTTGTTTGTCCAGGTTGTTTTGCACAGGGTTTTCCTGCGTATTTACCGCCCAGTTGTACCCAACCAGGGGTGCCATCAGAAGCGCGACTCTTGCTAAACCAGTCACGCAAAGAAGAATCACCACTTTTGTTCCCCTCTTCGACTTTTTTCCTTTCGGGGAGTTTGTCATGTTTTGTTTTAGCATACTTTTTCACGTCGCCCTTGGACATGGAGGATGCAGCTTTGGAAACCTCAGGCGACGGGGAATCCATCTCGCCCTTTTGAGCCGCCCTAACCATCCCGAAGAATCTTTGTTGCGCTTTTGATTTTGCTCGCTCATAGATATCGTAGTATGTCGGCGGCATTTTTTGCATTTCTCCCATCGCCATTTTGTTTGCAGTTTTGTGCATGACCTCTTTGGAACGACTCCCATAGAGTTTGTTCCACCGATGTCTGCCCTTCATCATTCCCCTAATGTACTTCTTAGCGGTTTGATTTACAGCAGGTGGAATATCAGATTGAAATCCACCTGCCATATCAACCTCCGACTACTTGTACTTCTTCTAGAACAACTGCATTATCAGTTACTGCAACCTTTATGCATCGTTTGACGATTGCTTGTGGTCCACTATAAGCATATGTGTAATCTGCAGCAGCAGCAGAAGAGTCCACATTAGTTGTAATCGTGCTACCAGTAGCTGCTGTGATCGTTTTCCCAGCGGTGCCAGCAGATAAGAATTCACTGCCAATAGCAGGGGAAGTTGCAGCATCGACAACAGCAATAAAGTCTCCTACTGAGAATGGATGAGTGTTACTGGTCTCTCCAAGATTTGTACCGAGTGTATATACTGTAGTTGCAGAATCTGTTGCTTTTACAACTCTTGCTTGACCAGGTTTTCCACCTTTCAGCAAAAGTGCTTGGTCTTGAACAATAGTGATTGCAGGACCATCATTGAATGCGATGGTAGCATCGCCTGCAGTTGCAACTACACGATAGTATCCAGTTTCAACAACTTGATACTCTGTAGCTCCAGCAGCAACTGCGTTAGTGCTTAAAACATTTAATACTGTCATGTCGTGTTATTTCGAGTCAGTATTATTTATCTCCTTTTGCTTCTTTAGCATTTTTTGGAGGTCCGCAGTACTGCCAATAAACATCGTGTTATTAACAGTAGACGGTCCCGACTTTTTATCTTCGGCATCTAGTTCTTTCATTTTCTTTTGCAAGTCAATCAACTTGTCAGCAGTATCCGCTACGTTCTTAATAAGTTGACCTGCAACTTCATAAGCACGAGGATGATCTGACGCTCGTGCCACATCAAGTATGCCATCTACTGCCTCCTGTCCTTTCATTACTAAGTTATGAAGTTGAGCACGGGTAGTCTCATAATCCTGCTTCACATCAGGAGTATCTGTTTTCTTAAGTTCAGGTTTCACTTTTTCAACATGCTTTTGGAGTTCAGAAGGTTCTGCACCAAAAGCATCATTTAGTCCATCAAAAGGATTTGCCATATTTAAATTGCCTCATCAACACCGCTGGTAGGATTACGTTTCTTATTATCAGTGAAGTCTTGATCAACAACACCAAATCCGAAGTCGTCGTCTGCATCCGCTGAGACTGGATCGGGTTGGATAGTGTAACGAACTTCTCTTGGTGCCGATGCAGTATCGACTTTTGTATACATGTCGGTGATAACCTTTTTGATGGTCTTCGCATCGGTGACGGGACCATACAAGTATGTCTTGACAGTAAACTGAAGTGTATAAATGATTGCTCTACGTGAAGAAAAATCACCTTCGTAAGTATCCTCATAGTCCACATTAGTAAGAACTACAGGAACATCCTTTGTCTCATCGACATCAGGAACCAACTTTACCGATAGGTTGTAATGAGGTTGAAAGAAAGGAAGAATCTGCTCAAGAATCTGCATACCATCTTCTTGATTCTTAGAAATGATTGCTAGTTCAAATGAGAGATTGTATGGAACGGGCATAAACACGTTCTTGTTCTCATCTACATCCTTTGCAAACTTAATCTTTTGTGTAGGCGATACTTTCCTACTAGGATCATACTGAATTCCATTGATCTCAAACGAGATTCTAGGAAGAGTGATCTGCACTCTTTTATTTGTAGGATCTGGATTTTGATCCAGACGTGCCAGAAACTTCTGCTTTGGACCATATGCCAAAGGAACTTTCATGACTTCGTTAGTACGACGAAGTTCAATATTGTTGAACAGCGTACCAAACGCTACAACCGTTCTTCTAAAAATCTCGTGATATGAATATGTGCCTAACATCAGATTGTCGTGTCAGTTGTGGAACCAATAGAACCGAATGGATTAGATTCGGTAAAGTCAATAATATCGTCGTCCTGAGTCTCGAACGAGTAGTTTTGATCAATACTGTCAGCAGTATTAACGTTATTTAGTGTGTTATACGTTTCGGGACTCCAGAGAGCACCTGAAGTTAGACCCTTCACTGTTTCAGCAGTGTTGAATGTTCCTGTTCTGTTGATGACTTGAAGTTCTCTTGTACCAGAGTTCCAGGACTTAACTTCTGCTCTGGAGTCTTTTGGTGAGTAGTCAATCGCCACAGTTGGTGCAGTAGTATAACCAGTCCCGCCAGCTGTGATAGTAATGCCAGTGACAATACCAGCAGAACTGACTGTAGCAGTCGCCGTTGCCCCATTTCCACCTCCTCCTGTAATGGTAACTGTAGGAGGTAGAGCAGACTTGTAATGCTCACCGCCATCTGTAACTGTGATTGCACTAACAGCATCGCCTGTTATGGTTGCAGTTGATGTGGCACGATAAAGGTCACCAACGATTTCCTCACCGACTGTAAAGTCGCCAGTGCCGCCAGCATCCATAACCAACTTAATAGCATTGGCGAAGGTAGTTTCGATAGCATCAATCGCTGCAACACCAGTGTCAAGTTCTTCATCACTATATTCAAAGAGTTCGCACTGACATTCCCAAACATATCCTTTACCCAACTGATAAAATGGGCGTTCTGCTTCTACAAATGATATTTCAAAAAGATGCTTTGTTGTTGGGAACCAAATCAAATCTCCTTCATTGGGACGACCCTCTACATTTAATACTGCATTATCATCTACTTTTTCTGTAAACTTCTTACGAGAAAATACAAACGTGGTCTTGTCTTCAATCCTAACACCAAACTTACTAAGAAGTTCTCCTTGACCTTCCCACCCTTCTACATTATTAACATATGCTCTAACTGATAGTGCTTGTGTAAATGAACTACTTTCTACCTCATTTAAGATAGTATCTCGATTTACATAAGTTCTAGGCAAATAGTAAATATCCTGACCGTAGAGTTCAATACTCTCTACAATCAAGTTCTCCATAAAAGTCTGCTCTTGTGCAGATCCATTAAGATTCAGTCTACACGAAGATGCATAGTTTGACTGAATACAATTTTCTGGGGGATCGTTTCTATAAGTCATATCAACCGATTAAATCCATTGGAGGGAGTTCATAATCTTTGCGAATCTGCTCTTCAAGGTCTTTCTTGAACTGACTTGCATCTTCAAGAATGCGACGACCATTTAGGGTTACACCACCAAGCATTTGAACGCCATCATACTTACTTAAGTTACGACCCCATTGCTGTTGGAAGAGTGCTTCAACATAATCTTTTAACCAAGCATCGTTATACATCGCGGTATATGTATCAGGATCTTGACGCATGATAACTTCAACAACAATGTAATCACCTGCTTGCAACTCCTTCCAGTCAAAATCAAGATAAAGTTTTCCTTGATATTCATTGAATCTAACTCTACGATTCATAGAAGAGTTGGTTACAAAGTCTAGAGTCTCAAGATATTGAGATGTCATGAAGTAATGCAGAATGTGTCCATGCGTCATCGCATAGATATCATTCAAGAAGATTTGATACTTGATATTGAAGATATTGCCAGGTGTCACGCTAGATGCGCCAATCTGACTATAAACATGATTGACTGCTAACACACCAGGAGGAAGAGAAACATACTCGTTTCCTTCATACCAGTCAGTTGCTCCCAGCTGCGTTGTTGTCTTTGCAGCAGTTGTAATAGCATCAGTTACTTGAATCTTGATAAATGCCTTATAACTTCCGTTGTAGGCAAACTCTTGAAAGTAATCGATTGCTTCTTCAATCAGGTCATCCAGTTGCTCGTCACATACATTGATGTCGATTGCTGGAAAACCTAATCTGCGAAGTGCATAGTTTTTTAACTCTGTTTTAGAAGCGGGTCTGGTAGCTGACATTTGTTATCAAGCGAATGAGGAGATTGTAAGGTTAGAAACATCACCTGCAGATACGGTCTCAGTCTTCTTAAAGAATCCATCGACGTTATCGACAGTAATCTGATTGGTGCCCACAGCAGTGATAACAGCGGTGGTGCCTGATGTACCGCCAGTGACGGTATCACCAACTGCCATTTCAATAACAGCAGAGACATTAATAGTTGCATCTGCATTACCAGTAGAGATGGTGATTGTTTCACCAACAGCATATCCAGCACCACTAGCATTGATTGCAACAGCGGTGATGATACCACCAGATGCAGTGATATCTACTGTCAAACCTATGCCACTGCCACTAGAAGTAGTAGCAACTCCAGTAGCGGTGTTGTATCCAGAACCGCCGACCAGCGTTCCGTTATTGAGAGCAGTTACATCACCAGGAGTAGGATCGCCAGACAGTGCCAAGGTCAGAGTTGTTGCAGTTGCAAGGTTGTTGAGCATTGCTCTCAGTTGCTCATATGCATTGTCAAGTTGTGTCTGAACTCTTGCTTCTGTATAGTACAGGTTTGTGCCTTCAGAAAGGTCACCAGTATCAGCAGCGGCAATACGTGCATCAGCACGAGCATTGGTGAAGTACAAATTGGTAGAACCTTCACTCAGATTATCAGTGTCTGCTGCAGCAATACGAGCATCTGCACGTGCATCTGTATAGTACAGGTTCGTGCCTTCTGTCAGGTTACTAGTGGTATGGTTGCTGATACTAGAAACTGTTCCAGTTACATTACCAGTTACATTACCAGTGACGTTACCTGTAACATCGCCAGTCAAATCACCAGTAACATTACCAGTTACATTACCCGTGACATTACCAGTCAGGTTGCCAGTTACATCACCAGTCAAATCACCAGTGACATTACCAGTGACCTGGCCAGTAACGTTACCTGTGAGATTACCAGTAAATCCAGTGTTCGCTGTAATCGTAGTACCCGTGACCGCAGCAGGTGTATTACCACCAACGATGCCATCGAGATTACCAGTAACGTTACCTGTAACATTTCCAGTCAAATCACCAGTGACATTACCCGTTACATTACCAGTCAGATTACCTGTAACGTTACCTGTAACATTACCAATCAGTGCTGCAGTGATTGTACCAGCAGAGAAGTTACCAGAACCGTCACGCAGGACCAGGTTATTTGCCGAGTTAGAGGACGTAGAAGCGACGTTAATGGTGATATTGCCAGCAACTGCATCACCGTTAGTAATAGTGACGCCAGAGGACGCTGTAGCGGTCACAGAGCGTCTTGCATAAGTGCCTGTGCCAGTCCTTACTACCAGACCTGTGCCAGTCTGGGCAGCAAGAGCAGTAATATCAGAGTCGTTGAAGACCGTTGTGATAGTTACATCAGCAGATCCATTAAAGGAGACATTACCATCAACAACACCATCAACAGTGATTGTTCTTGCAGTCTCCAGGGTGGTTGCTGTAGAAGCGTTACCAACCAGAGCAGCAGTGATAGTTCCTGCAGCAAAGTTACCAGAAGAATCGCGATTAACAACCGTGGTAGGTGTGTTTGCCGAAGCAGTCGTCATGCTATCCAGGAGGTCAACGTTCAGGTTGTTGACCTTAGTGGTAGATGTGATGATCAGAGGTGTTACACCTTGAGCAACGTTTGATGTGATTTGACCATCAACAGTCAGGGTGCCATCAATGTTGGCATTGTTATCAACATCAAGTGCTGTGCCAGACCCAGTAAGATTAAGAGAACCAGCACGAAGAGGAGCATCTGTGCCAGTATGAACTTCGGCGTTGTTAGTTGCATCGACTAAGAATGAGAACTGGTTGGCGGATCTGTCATATCCGAAGAAGCCCACTTTCGCAGAGCCGTCGTAATAACGGAACTCAACACCACGGTCCTTACCGTCGTTAGACGCTGGTGCTGTGTCACCACCCAAAGTAATAATAGGGTCATCGAGAGTTGTGACCGTAGAGTTAACAGTAGTTGTTGTTCCATTAACAATCAGGTTCCCACCGACAGTAAGTGTATTATGTAAAGTTGCATCACCAGTGCTTACATCAACATAGAATGCATCTCTAGAGTTTGCATCATCCCAAACGTGGAAGTCGCCACCAACCCATGCATTCTTAGTAACTCTTGCACCACCATCAACGGTAAGAGCAACAGAGTTATCAGCGAATGTTGTAGCATCAGAAGTATTGGTAATCGAAACGCGACCGCTAAATCCAGTGTTACCAGACTGAGTAGTTGCACCAGAGATTTCAAAGTCTCCGTAGACGCGCATATTGCCGCCAACAGCGAGGTTTCTTTGAACACCAACACCACCAGTAATACGAACTGCACCATCAGCACCGTAGAGACCTGTCAGAGTTTGATCAGTATTTCTTGTGAAGGTAACAACATCAGAGACGCCCAGGGTATCGTTGATCTGAGTTGCATCACCAACAGTAAGAGTGCCAATGATATTTGTATTGCCGTTATCTGCATCAACACCAAACTTCTCAACAGCAGAACCATTTCTAATCGAGAAGACTTCGTTAGCAGCATCAATAATCAGAGAATCGTTGATAGTTGTCTGACCCTGAACAACCAGAGTACCATCAGTTGCAACATTACCAGATGCAGAAGCAACAGTGAACTTGTCTGTAGTGCCAGTTCTAACTGCAAAGTCAGCATCAACATCAACAGTGCCATTAAATTCTGAGTTACCTTGAACTAAAAGTGTCTGGTCGAAGGTAACTGCATTGCTAACGTCAAGAGTATTGGTGATTTCAGTTGCACCATTGACATCTAAAGTGCCTTCAATATTAGTATTGCCAGTTAAGTTATCAACAAAGAACTTATCAGTTGTACCGTTTCTAACAGCGAAGTCTGCATCAACATCGACCGTGCCATTAAACTCGGAGTTACCAGCAACGTCGAGTGTGCCTTGAATATCGGTGTTACCAGATGCACCAAGGACAGAGAACTTAACAGTGTCTCCATTGTCCTCCTTACCAACAAACAGACCTTGACCAGAACCTGTGCCACCAACATGCAAAGTAGTTCTAATACCAGCACCACCGTATACTCTTAGGTTAGAAGTATCGTGTGTTGCATAAGAAGGTGTATATACTGCTCTAGTGCCTGTACGCAACTTATAGCGAACTTCTAAGTAGTTTTGTCTGGAGTAGTTCGCAGTAACGTCTTCTTTCTGAATGATTTGACCGTTGATGTAGAGGTCACTATTAAAGAGAGTATCACCTTCAATATATCCACCACCATCAACACGAAGAGCGCCATAATCGCTGCTACCAATCTCATAGAGACCAGTAACACCATTCAAGTTAATATTAGGTTCGTCAACATTCTCAAGGTAAACAAGACCAGAAACATTCAGAGTGTTATTGAGGTCAAGAGCACCTGTTAGAGTCGTATTGCCAGTTACTCCAAGTGTGCCTGCAATGAGAGTGTTACCAGAAGCAGCAACAACATTGAACTTATTAGTGTTGACATTGAAGTTACCAGTTACATCCAGGATGCCACCAAGAGATCCATTACCAGTTGTAGATTGGAACTCAATCTTAGTGGTGCCGCTACCATTATTCAGTTGCAGTGTCTTAGAAGCACCTTGAATGACCATATTGTCATCAAAACGAGAGGTGCTATTAGCACGGAATGTGCCATCAACATCCAGAAGACCACCAATGTTTACATCCTGACCAATACCAGCACCACCAGCAACTACGAGGTCACCCGTTGTATTTGAAGTGGAGTTAGTGTTAGTTGTAAGTTTTACATTACCAGCAATAAGACCAGAATCAGTACCAGCAAAGACTTCGGAAGTATTTGTAGCAGCGTGAAGGAAACGATAACCGCCTTCATGACCACCCAGATCAGTGTACCCAGTATCCCAACCATAGAAACCGACTCGTGCTTGAGTGTCATAATAACGGAACTCAATACCACGATCTTTGTTATCATCAGATGCAGGAGCAGTATCGCCACCCAAAGTTATTACAGGATCATCAACTGTTGTTACTGTTGAGTTGACTGTAGTTGTAGTACCGTCAATCTGGAGATCGCCAAAGATACGAACCAGACCAGATGCAGTACGATCATCACCAGGGTCAAGATTTAGTTGACCAGTAGATGCCAAATAGTTGGACTGAATCCTCAAGTCCTCAATATGAACCTTACCATTTGCATCAGATGCATCAATGTCAACAACATCTTCTGCAGTGATTGTAACTGTGCTTGTGCCAGACCCAGCATTTGTAGAGAGGATACTAAGGTTTCTAGCAGATGCAGAGTTTTGGGTTAACTGGAAGGTAAGGTTACCATCCCCAGTCTTATCCAGTGTCTGAGCAACAATGCCGTCAAGAGTAATGTCAGGATCAGAGAAGTACGAGCGTACATTAATATCAAGTTCGCCAGCTCCGCTGTCCCCTGTATTATTAGCGCCAACAAGTAGATTGCCGCTCGTATCATTAACTTTGATATAGTTAAGATAGTTGAATCCTCTGTATCCAGTGGTTCCAGTAAGTTCTTGATCAAGTTCAAAATCTTCTTTTGTATTTCCATCAGCAAAAGAAATTCTATTATTCTGTAGTTGAGTGTTATCTACACCTAGTGCAGCGATGGTGACGTGCCCGTTGCTGTCAACATCGAAATCTTCCTGTGCAAATGAAGCCAGTCCCTTCTGCTCTGTTGCTTCAGCCGCGAGGTAGCGCCAACCTCCATTATCGCCACTGGAATGAGTAGGAGCACCAGCACCAGCACTGATTGCCTGATATGCTTGGTAAACTTTTGATTCGTTCGCGATGATATCATAGCGAGCATAAGTAGTGCCTGCATTATAGCTAGAATACTTACTACCTTCAGTAGCAGTAGCAATAGGTACATTTGTAGCACTCGATAAGCGACCATGATTGTCGCAGGAGAACTTAACAGCGTTTACAGTTTCTGTACCGAAAGGTTCACCACTACCACCTGCTTGAGTTACAGATGTAAGACTCTCTGTATTATAGTTACCAGCAACAAGACCTGCCTGAACAGCAAGAGAAAGGTTGGGGTTACCAGAAACACCAGTACCATTAGAAACAACGATGTCAGCACTTTCAGCAAGAATCTGCCTGACTGCAATCGAACCAGCACCAGTTCTTACATAGAAACCTGTACCAGTTTCATCTGAGATTGCTTCCAGGTTTGGATTCCAAGGTTGTGCCAGAGAAGTGTCACTAGTTGCAGAACCGTCCAGACCATAATCTGCCAGATTCATCTGAGCAGGAGTTCTAGCATTTACAACTCTACCTTTCTGGTCAACTGTTACTTCAGTAAAGACACGAGTAATACTAGGATCGTTGTCTTGCAAATAGTGTGGCAGAGTAGAAACAAGCGTCAATGCCGAAGACAGGTTCAGGTTTTGAGAACCGTCAAAGTTTCCAGAAGCAGTAACATCCCCAGATAACTGAATCTGACGAGTTTGATCAAGACGGGTTGCAGTAGAAGCATTACCAATCAATGAAGCAGTAACAATTGCTGCAGAGAAGTTACCATCAGCATCTCTTTGAACAAGAGTGTTTGGCGTGTTGGTGTTAGATTCAACAGGACGCTCATATCTCAGCGTGTTCCATGCAGTAACACCATCACCAATCTTAATACGACCCGTATCGAGTTCGATTCCGAGTTCACCTTGTGCAAGAGTTGGGTTCGCGTTTGCCCATTCCTGGGCACCACCACGTCTTAATTGAATTCTATTTGCCATTTTTTACAGACAACTCGATAGAGATTATGCTTCCAAGTTATTTATGCGTAATAAAAAAGGGGCATTACTGCCCCTCTAATCATTCTGCAGTTTCTTCTTCCGTCTCCTCCTCTGGAGGTGCGGACATTGTTTCGGGATTATAATATTCCAGTGCTTCGATAGCACCCTGCAGTTTCAGACCAGTCGTTTCATTTTCCTTGATTTTTGCAGCAAGTTGCTGATTTTCATTAATGATTGCTTGCAAACGCTCACGAAACTGAGCGATCATTTCAGTCTGAGAGACTTGTTCAATAGACATAATGTTTACTTCTGATTGTGGACTAACGTTAGTAAAAGTGATTTGATATCACTCATATCAGATTTTAACTCAGAAACTTCTTTTTGTAAAGCTTCCATTTTCGCTTTTTCTACCTGCTCTGCTCTATGAGCAGTCATATACTTTTCATATTCACTTTGATCAGCACACTGGAGGGAACCCGTTTCCGAGTTCCTGAACCAGTTGCTTTTATCTTTCACTGGGATGTGAGTCATTATACAGCAAGGGCGATTGCTCTGATATCTTTGATGATTGGACTGTACGCCTGGTTGGGAGAAACAAATACAACCTTGATTTGATACTGGTCAAAGTTTAGACCAGATACTTCGTACTCATACTCACGGAACAGTTGTCTTTCCGTTGTAGCAGGAATCTTAGCATCTTCGGTTGGGAAGAAATCGAATCCGAGTTCTTCAATAGGTGTTGCCGTACCAACGGGACGTACTCTATATAGGACCTTAATCTGACTATTAGGAGGACGGTATCCCTCAAAGTAGACCTTGATAGAACCAGAAGGATTGGTCAGATCTGCAATACGACTAATGTATACCGCATCGTGAGAATCACCAACTGCAAGTTTAGCAGTATTAGGATCGGAAGGATTGTTAATCCTACTAGAAACAAGAGTTGCCGACAGTCTATCAGTATCAATAACAGGAGAAACGTTTGTTTCAAGACTTGATAAGGTCAAGTCCATTCTGAAGGACTTAGCACCACTGAGTTCGTTAGACTCGTTGATGTTAGAACAAATCAGTTGAGGAGAGTCAAGATAGTTGTCGGTTCCGAGGATGACATCATTAAATACACCATCATTCGAGAACGATGCCTGAGATAAGGTTTGTCCGTCATTGATTGATGTACCAGAGATGGTATTAATTCTTGCCGTAATATCTGTCTTGGGAAGAAGCATTCTCTCAACCTGAGGAATAAGCAAGTTGTACTGAACATTTTGAGTTGCATACATGTTAGTGCCACCACCCAGGATACCAAGTCTAGCAATAGAAGAGGTAGTCAGTTCATAAGAATCGAGAGTTGGATTCTGGATTCCAATATGAGTCTTGTTAATCTCAATCAGAGGAATGCCGTCAAGGTTGTAGCACTCAACAACAGACTCGTCTGCGTGAGATACTGCAGTTGTACCGTCAAGACCTCTTTCATTGATTGTGATTGTCTTATTATCATTACTGATAGCAGAATAAGACATAATCTCATTACCAATCTTGATATAACCAACATTGCTGGAAGAGATTAATACACCATTGATTGTCTTGTGGAACGCTGCAGCATCACTGACAGAAACAGATGTATCTGAAGCAGAAATAGATGCCGTCAGAGAGGTATCTGCAACTTCGGAGACTGCACCTTCAATCTTAACGTTGTTGGCAGTGCTATGCATACAGTGATTACTGTGCAAGATCTTAACCTTTCTCTGAGAAGATGCATAGGTAGGCGTTGCATCAGGGAATGCATTGCTGATTGTTGCAGCTTCAACAGCGTCACCAGCATAGGTAACAGCAGAGAATGCAACGTTGCCAGCAGTTCCATCTCCTTCCAGAGTTTCACCAGCAGTAAATGCCTTAGAAACATAACGGAATACGATTGTACCAGTATCACCACCATCATCGCTTACAACTTCAGCAGTTGCGCCAGATGTAGCGCCAGTGACAGTATCACCTGCACTATAGGTAGCACCAGTTCTAGAAGCAGAAGTGACTGTAATAGTTGCAGTAGTCTTGGAAGAAACAATACCGTTAGTAACGATATTATTATTCACACTACCTTGCTGCCAGTTACCAGAAATATCGTTGATTGTCAGAAGAACACCAGCAACAGTTACTTCTCTCTTAGTGATAGTACCTTCTGCGTTAGTAGTCTTCTGATAGATACGAGCGCCAACGGTATAGGGAAGAGTTGTGGAGTTCAGGTTCAAAACCAGTTCAGGTGTGAATGTCTGAATACCATCTCTACGGAGGTTTAGTTCACCACCATTACCTCTTGCAAGAACAGTGTTGTTCAAAATCAATGCAGAGTTAACAGTATTATTAAATTCTGCTCTGTTTACAACAAACTTAAGGTCTTCGTACTGGTCAGCAGTCCATGTAGATGCGTTTTGTGACTTAAACAGAACACCAGCATAAGGTTGTTCAGAGATTGTTCTGTCACCAGTAATATCCTGGTCACCCATTCTAGAGATCCAAATCTGATAAGAGTTGGAATCAGAGAGGAGAACGAAACAGTGCTCAACAGACTGAGGAATGAAGACAGGAGCATCAAATGTAAATCTAGTAGAAACTGCAGCAGTCTCAGACAACTGAACATCATCAGGTTCAATACTTACATCAGAGAAAGGAAGGATGGTTGTTGTGGGATAACCATTCTCCATGGTTCTGATTTGCATGGAAACGGGGATGTTTGTATCTTTCTTGAAGAAGTAAACATCGACAGAGGTGATAAATGCACCACCGTTTTCATCAACAATAAAGGATTGTGCCAAAGGGTCATACCAACCAACCTGCCTGAGCTCAGTTCTAGTAGAACGAACTGTTCGATCTTGAGTAACAGTATCGCGAACGATTTCAGCATTACGAACTGCCAAGACATTTTCCTGAACAGTATTCAGAGTACCACTTGCTTCGTAGTTTGTTTCAGCAGCGGATGCAACTGCACCTGCCAGACGTGAATCATTCTCATCGGTAGACAGTCTCAGAGTTCTTGTACCAGTTGCCCAACGGGGATTGGTATCAACTCCAGGAGAAGGAATGAAGAATGAAGTCTTCAGTTTACCGAAGCGGTCAGAGATAAGACGACGGTCCTTAATAACAGCACGAGCACCAGATGTGCCTTCCAGAACTTCCTGTACTTGGAAGTTACCATAGAAATCACCGACTGCCTGCTTAGCAAGTTCAGTAGTATCAATATTCAGATATGCTGTGGTAGATGCATACGATGTAGGAAGTTCTGTATCATCATATGGGTTGAATCTGTAGAAGTCATTAGGAGCAGCAACTTTAAATTTACATCCACTAGTCAAACCTGTTACAGTTTCACCAATAGAGAAAGGTGTTGAGTTTGTTCTATTATCAATCGCAGGATCTTTGATGAGTTCAATCATCTTAGGAATCTGATAATCAATGGTCTGCTTACCGTCAAAGAAAGAGTAGAAACGAGTTCTAGGCTTCAGACGTGCAACATCAACTTCAATATTTCTAGAACGAATCCAAGGAATACTAACACTAGAAACAACACTATCGCCCAGAGACTGACGATCGATTCTGGGAATAACACGAGTTCTAATGCCTTCTCTGGTTGCAGTTCCAGTCGCTTCAATAGTAGTAACTCTATTAATACGACGCATACCACGACCACCCCAGACGCCAGGGTTGGGAGATCTGCCACGGTCTTGTGCTAACCAGTGAGAGTTACGTTGGGTACTAGAACCAACGACTCTTTCCCCACTCCAGTTAGTTTCCCATGCTCTCCATTGAATAGGAGCAAAACCATTCTGGTCAACATTAAGTTCAGAAGAAGTCTGCTCAAAGTCACCTTCAATCTGTGTGACCTGTGCAGGAATTCTACTTGTATCCAACCAATCATCAGAACCAGGAGTCAGTGTTACACGACCAATATAGGTAAAGACGTTGAAGGGGTTGATATTTTCAACTCTAGAAGCATAAGGTTGCTCAATCAGTTTCTTCTCTGTATAAGGAAGAGTAATCAGAGGACCTGTTTGCTGATAGTTAGTAGAAAGACTTGTATTGATAACAAGAGGAATGTTAGTTGTATAGTGAGATGCTTGACACTCACCATATTGGAAATCAAGAGATGCTGCAAAGTCTTCATGTGCAGTATCAGACTTACCGTGATCGGAGAAATCATCAACGATAAAACCATTTTTCAGTCTGTTCTTACCACTAGAATCAAGAATCTGAGTATTATAGGTATTGGACTCCAGGATATTCAAGGAGGTATAATACTCAACTTGGTCAAGACGACGCTCTAACGCACCAATGTCACGCATCGTGTAACGCTTATTATCGGAGCGAGTGATGACCGTATCCTTTTCTGGGTCAAAACCATATGGTTTATGACTGATGGTTGCCAGAAGCATACCTTCTGCGATTTCATCAGGTGGTTGAGGTGCTTCCTCAGACTTACCTTTGATAACTTGGAACTCTCCCTCGGGAGTAACAAATACTTTGTCAACTCTAGGCAGATACCAGTTGAAATCACAACGGAAGTTGCTTTCCAACTTAGGAACATCAAAGACTGTTGCGTTAGGTGTGCCAGATACGTTGAATACTCTAGATTTAAAATCAAATGTAGAACAGTTGACGAATGCAGGAGATGCTACAGTACCAGTTCCACTATAGAGGTTCTTGACACCAGGACGGAAATCGAGATAATCTGCAAGGAACTTGAATCCAAAGAAAGGAATGTCACTATAAGTGGTGTCCAGATAGGATTGACCACCAAAATAATCACCTGTTGCAGAGTGAGTGTAGTAGTCAAGAACAATTTTCAGTTTTCTAATAGGTGCAGCAACACCTTTCTTACGAACAAGTTTAGAGATATTGTAGATAAATCCTGTCTGATTTACTTCCAAGAAGTAGTTGTCAGTAACAACCTTAGAACCTGCAACAACCGAACCTTCACTATCGTTGATAATAGCAGTGAGTGCATCATCATTACTATCGAAACCGTCGAGAGTTTCACCAGCAACAAACTGACCACTGAGATATACCAAACTCAGTTTCAAGGAACCAGAAGCAAAGTCAACAACTTTTGCTCTTGCTTTTGAGGTTCTACCAGTTACGATGCTACCTGTAGCAAAGAAAGTTGGTTCAACCAGAGTCACAGAAGGGATTACAGGATCATTGTCATCGTTAGATTCATACACAGCGTGCATACGATAACAATCAGTCAGACCCAGAGACAGTTCTTTGTCTTGAATCCTTGTACCATAAAGATTGGAATATACCAAGTTATAGTTCTGCTTATCAAGATTCTTATCGGTCTTGTTGACCTTAAGAATAAACATCTGGTTGCCAGACTTAGTTTTTCTGATAGTTACGTTCTTAGAAATAGTTGCAGTAACTTTAACAGAAGTGATATTTGTCAGGTTATCAATCTGAATCGTCGTTCTATCAGCAGATGTGAACGAAGTATAACCAAGATTACCAGGTGTAGCAGTATCAATAGTGATTTGGTCACCGACAGGGTGAGTACCATTAGTACCAGCAAGAACAGTGATTGTGTAGTTCTCGTTAGAGATTGACTGGAACTGCTCATTCTCAGGCAGAGTAATGGAAACAGAGTTTGATGCAACAGTCTGAGAATCAAATGTTCTTCTGACAACCATTGATTCGTCAGCAATGCTCTTGATATACTTCTTGGGCATTTCACTCAAGAGATCAGCATTCTGAATATCAAACAGTTTTGATCTGTAACGAACAAGAGTGGTATAAGTTCCTGCACTAGGAGCAGAAGAACCAGGAGTTACATTAACAACTTGGTTAGAATAATCAAAGATATTACCAATATCAGTATTAGCAACATCAGCAGGATCGATCTTATCTACAACAACAAAATCGGTACTGTTGAAATAGATCTCGTCTCCAGGTCTGAGATCCAAAGCGAAGTTAGATTGAAGACCTGTAATATCTTCAGAACCGCCTGTTGCATCATATGTAAACGTACTACCTTCAATGATCTGAGCGTCTTCCAGAACGATGTCAGCAGTGAACTCGATTGTAGAAGTTGTCTCATCTCTAGCAACAACCTGACGAGTATCAGAATACTGATAGATATGCAGAGAATCAATAGTATCCAGATTCTCACCATCAACGGTAAGCATTTCATTCTCAAGGAAGTTACCTTCAATTTGATATACATCAAATCTAACAGAGTTTGAGATAGCATTTACAAGATATGCTCTTGCACCAGAAGATGCACCAACAACCAAAGAACCTGCAGATACAGTTTGAGCACTTGTAAGTTCCAAGACACCAAACATCTGAACATCCATGATGTTCATCTTATATCTGTCGTCAGCGTTACCAAAGGTCGTATCTGGATCACTCATATGCTGCAGTGATGTGACACGAGCAAAACCAATCAGGTTACCAGCGGCACTACCCTGAGAAGCAGAAAAAGTGTCACGCAGTTCGATTGTCTGATATGCATTACTCAGAGTAGAACCAGTAATATTGGGGAATCCAAAAACATTCTGGACATTGGAGAAGTTACCCATTTCAAATGGGATAATGACGTTCTGTGCATCTTTTGTAGCACGAGGTTTTTCAAGATCAACAAAAGAAGGAGCAAGTCTACTAACTCTATAACCCTTGACGTATGCAATACCAGCACCAAACTCTACAGCATACTTTGCTTCATCGGCAGTATTGCCAGAGGATGTAGTCGAACCTTTTGCAAACACACCGTTGTTAAAACCATCATCAAGATTTTCTCTAACTTTGATTGCAAAATCTCTAACAACATAGTTGCCAGACTCTTCATATGTTCTTAATGCAAGACCCTTCTCAAGTTCTTCATATGCACTTCTATCAACAAGTTTCTCTACCTTAGAAGCATTAATACGAAGCAGTTCGATGAAGTTCTTATCAGCATCATCAGTCAGAAGTTTTTTGATCAGTCTCGTGGTGATTCTAAATCTATGAGCACCAGGTGCAGCATAGTTAGATGTTCCAGCAGCGTTATCGTTGAGACTAAGGTCATCTTCTGGTGTGACAATAGACTCTTGAATATCGAGACCGATACGATAGGAGGGGTTGCTTCCATACTGGTCGAGAAGGATGTATTGATAATCTACATCAACAAAGAAACCGCGAATGAAGTAGACACCACTCTGAACATATGCAACAGAACCGACTTGTAGAGCAGCGGTAGGAAGTAACTGAGCAAAGGGAGAACCAACCTCAATCAAAGTTGTACCGAACGTAATCTCGGCGTCGGTAATCAACTGTTCGTTGTTCTGGAAAGTCTCCTGATTAGCATTGACACCACCAGATTCAATGTACTTAACGTAAAGTGTGATGTAACCTTTATCAGACTCGGTAGAAGAAATACTATAAAGAACTTTTGCCTTAACACCTGTTGTAAGACCTTCAATAATCTTACCATTCAACTGAGTTCTATATTCCTCAACATCAGCACCAAGGAACGACTCCTGAAGCATGATAGCAGCAACGTTCAGGTCATAACCAACTTGACCAGGGATGACCATTGCGCCATCTTTGAACAAGTGAGAACCGACGTTTTCTACCTGATTCTGCAGAATACTCTGCATCGTAGTAAGTTCCCTTGCCTGAATAGGAAATCCAGGGCGGAACAGCACTCGATAAAAATTCTTGTCCTTATCGAAGTCGTCGTAATAAGGTGTGACGTTAAGGTTTGTGTTTTGTGCCATTAGAACTCGATTACGATTTTGATGTCTTCTACCTGGTCGTTTGCACGACTAATTGCTCTTCTATTATCTATGTAAACAACGTCACCGCTGTTTGACTTGATCTCGGGTTTTGCATACCCGTTGTTAAACTTCATACCCAAGTCATATTCGGTATTGTTGATAGTTCTAGAAGAAGAGTTAGGAACTGCAGGGAAGTTCACATCAGGTTGTCCAGCAGCACCAGATGTAGCACCACTAATGACGTTAGAACCATCAAACTCGTTTTGTGTACCTGTAACTTCAGGGAAGATACCATCAACAGAGTTCTGATAATACTTCAGAACTTTAGTTGTAGGATTCCAAGAAATAACACGACCACGAGCAGTAACGTTTGTACCACCAACAACTCTTGTTTGAGTGATGATTTCATCAGGCACATAGTTGCCTTGGAATGTAGGGGAGAAGATAACTGCTTTAGCAGCAGAAACTGTCAAGTCAGAAATGAGTTCGGAAGTACCAAACTTGAGAGGATTGGTAACCAGACCAATACGACGATAGTCGTTATCGATAGGGAAGTCACCAGCACCTTCATCATAAGAAAGTTTTGCGTTGATCATGACACGGAAAGCGCCAATCTCAACAACAGCATCGGCACCATGTCCACCAGGAGGAGGCATGATGACATCAACTTGTCCACTAGCACCTGTACCAATACCTGTGATGGCATCAATACTAATCTTACCAAAGGTATAACCAGTACCACCAGAGGTCACAGTTGCAGAAATAATCTTACCACCATCAACAACGATAGAAACACGACCACCAGCACCGTCGCCATTGATGGCAACGTTGTCATAAGTACCATTGTTATAACCAGAACCTGCCGAGTTGATAACGACAGTATCGATTTCACCAGCGACTGCGTTAGTCCTTACCGCATCATTGGTAAAGACGGGCATGTAATCGTTGGAGAAAAACTTGAGAACGGAAGCAACGGGAATCGTATACATGTACTTCCAACGATATCCATCACCAGTAGTGATGATGCTGGTAGAAGTGCCAGTAGGTTCAACTGTAGAAGGTTTCCCATTCGGATCGGAAGGAGAAGTACCGTTATAGATGCACTTGTATACTTGATACTGAGAGTTTACGACATAGAAGTCGGAATCATACAGTTTTGTTGCACCAGAGGAAGCAGTTTTACTGGGAGAATAGTCATGGCGGTACATATCATAGGTAAAACCAAGTCCACCAGTAGTTTCTTCAGGAGATACCCAGTCAATACGACGAACAACTTGAACTGTATCCGAAGCGAGGACGCGCTTCAGAGAGATCATGTCATCATATGAACCAGAGAACTCTTGGAAAGAATCAACTGCTTGAGGTGGAGAGTTTTCATTGTCCCACGTCTGAGGACGACCGATGAATAAGTACAGACGATCTCTCGTTGCACCAGCAAGATCATCACTTTGAGTCGCAATAGGACCCTCAAGTGCTTTGATAAATTTTCTCGCAGAAAAAATCCTAAACTGATCAGTAAGTAGAGCTGCCATTTCCTAGGTGCTATTGTCCTCTTGTTTATTTATGCGGAATCTGAGCGGACCAATGTCACATACTCAATGCTCTTGATTCTATACGAACCGCCACCGTTACCAACTGCCAGTTCTCCGCCAAGAACTGCCTGAGCAGATGCACCAGATCCAGTTGTATCGGATACATCATTAGTAAAGGTGATCGTAGGATGGAGACTGTAACCAGCATCAACTGTTTGAGGGATTCCGTATCCTCCATTTGTGATTGAAATCGACGCAACCTGGTCACCTGCAGCAGTAAGATTTACTGTTCCAGTTGCCTGAATATCTCCAGTATTTTCAACTGTAATAGTTGGAGCAACAGTATAGTTTGTTCCATTATCTGTAATAACAAAATCAACGATAGTGCTATTATGAGAGAATTCATACAGGAATCCGTTGACACCAAGTGCAACGTTATTCAAGTTATAAGGAACAATATCCTTAAGTGTAAGTTTCTTAGTGTTATTATCCCAAGAAACAACTGTTCCTTTAACACCAGAAACATCACCAGTGACAAGTTCATTTACTTGGAAAGTACCACTACCACTACCAAGAGTTAGAACAACTTGTGCAACGTGCTCAACGCCATCACTCAGTCCACCTGCCGCAATGACGGTTGCAAACTTGAATGGTATAGATGCGTCTTTGATACTATCGCCAACTTGGAACAATGTAGTATTCTGACCACCTTGTGTCTCTTCAATACCATATAGAGAGTTATAGATACCACCATCGAGATTGATTTGATCGGCAAAGGTAGTTCCAGCATTGAGAAGATCGGGAATACCATCACCAGCACCATCATTTTCATCATCATCCTCAAAGGTTCTATTTTGAATAGTTCCGATAGGATATGTCAAAGTAATAATAGTGGAATCGGTTTCTTCGATAACTGTATGAGGAAGAACACCAGTACCAGAACTATTAGCAACGCCAGCATCAAACTGAACAATTGCATCTTCAGTAGAAGGAATACCAGCATCAATAAATGCCAGTTCATCGACTTCAAACGTAACTAACAGTTCTCTTGTCGCAGGATCCCAGTCATAGACTTTAGCAACTTTGTTGCCCGCATTCTCAACCCTACGGATTACTCGGTCACCAACATTAAAGCCGTAAGTGGAAACTCCATCACCATCGTTCTGTCCTGTGTCAAGAATGATTCTCTGATCATATTTGAAGTTTACACCTCTAGTTAGTCCTGTAAATCTACCCCTGCTCTTCGCAGTATATGTAATGGTCTCTTTATTAACGATAAGTTGACCAGAACCAGCATATGCATCAGTAGATGTGACAAAAATCTGCGTGTCTTGAGATCCAAGAGTTTTGGTAAGACCAGTAAGATAGATGTCAGTTGAGTTAAATGCTTGACGTGATCTTGTCTTACGTTTGAGATTAACGAGTTTTGTGAAGACAATATTTGGAGGAGAGGTGTATCCTTCACCAGGGTCAAGAACATTAATCCCAGTAATCTCACCTTGACTAATGACTGCTTCTGCCTTAGCACCAATGCCACCACCACCAGTGATGAGAATAAAAGGAGGTTCTTGATAGAACTCACCAGGATCTACCACACTGATAGAGGTAACCTTACCAAGAGTATCGATTTGAGCAGCACCCTCAGCACCTTGTCCACCACCACCTTCAAAGATGAGGTTGGGTGGTGTAGCATAACTTCTACCCTGATTTAGCAGAGACAGACCAGTGACAGTTTGAGTTACGGGAGTTGCTTTTGCCCCTGTTCCTTCACCACCAAGAATAACTGCTTTTGCAGAACCGAAGAAACTGTCACCCTTCTTCGTCATCTTAATGTATGAAATCGTTCCATCATTATTCAGAATGATGTCACCAGATGCCTGTGTTGGGAAAGAAGATACAAGATTGGGAACAGTATCACCTTCAAATAAAGGAACGCTGTAATACTTAGGACCAATCGCATATGGATACTGAGGAATACCAGATTGATCCTCAGTCATGAAGTATGCATATGTACCATTAGGATACTCAGGAGTGGGTCCAAACTTACCATTGAACTCATCAAGAGATTCCACAGAAGCAATGTCAACAACATATCCTGACGCACCTGCTAAACTTGGATCGTCTTGTGCTGGTGTATTACCATCTTGGAATATGCTTCTAATAGTAGCAAGTGATGGTTTACTAATAACTGGAGCAATGTATGTGTTATGGAATGCATAACCTAATGGGTTATTTGCTTGAATACCTGCTTGGGTACGCATTGAATCACTCCATTCTGGAGCAAGACTTCCGCCCTCCCATAGTTCTGTATATTCAAACATACAGAAGTTTAGTAAGTATAAGTATTCTTTAGCCGCTACTGCAAACGCATCTGCATCTGTTTTCCAAGCATTTCCACCATATCCTGATGAATCCCAAAAACCTCCGTCATATGCTTCTTCCATTGCTGCATATAAATCACCTGTCTGCCAATCACTTGCTAAGTAACTGTATAATTTAATGTCATCTGCAGGTAATCCATGCATGTGCAATGTGTGGAAAACGTGTTCAATGACTTCTTGTGCATCGTTGTCTCCGTCTCCGTAACCATCACCAGTTGAGTTCAAGTACCACACCATGTCATTTTGTACAGTGGTGTCAAATAAGTCAGTTAAGTTCCAATCAATAATACCTTGGTCAGTTAGGAAGTTTGGAGTATAGTCTGCTCCTGCACCTCTTGCTACTCTTTGAATAGTTGGTTTACCTGCGTGGTAAGTTCCCGAGTCACCACTCAATGTTTTGATCAAGTTTCTTTGGGATGTTTCATTAATACCTGCACCATTTACATCTGTAAACAGTTCAACCATACGAGCAACTTTTTCTAACCATGCATCTGGAACTGCTGTTTGACCACCTACTGTGCCAGCACCCATTATTCTTACGCCGTTAGTTGTAACTTCACGCTTGAAGAAATCACTACCATCACCAACAACATTAACAATTGGACCATTGTTATATTCTGGATCTAAACTACTACCACCAATAGTAGCATCATAGATGTAGTCTTGAGTCAAATCACCAAGAATATATCCCTCGTTAACAAGACGGATACCATGACCAGAATCGAGATATGAGAATACATATGCAACACGAGGTGCATTCACAGGAATAGTGATTCTGATTTCTCTTGCTGTAGCAGTATTAAATCCTTGCAGATATTCTAGTTTTGTAACTGCAGATCCCTCTAGGTGGTAAGTTACTGAATCTTCACCAGTATATAAGTATGCCTCACTGCCAATGTTCGCAGGATCTCCTGTACCATGCCATCCGTCATTCGACAGAGAGAAGAACAGATAATGACTATCATTTGAAGAATCGTCTTGATTAAAGGCATATGTCTTACCTCTCTTCAAAGTCAAAAGTTGTTCTTCTTGCCCACCAACATAGAACTTATTATTAGAAACAGTAATAGTATACGTTACCGTACTTGCAGTGACAACTTCTTCTCTAGTACCAGGAAGTTCTTCTGTAGTTCTTAATCTGTAAGCACTAATCATTTTGCCTACAGTTCTACCTGTAGTGTATCCATATGGACCGTAGATGGGGTATCCATCAAAGGACATACCCAGAACCTTAGAGTGACCGTTTACGTGCCTAGAACGGTCAATGGTTGCTGGATCGTTAGAATCAGATTGATAATAGTTCTCAACATAATAGTTATTTACAATGTCCTCATCTTCAATAGTGGGATCGAGAATCATATAACCCTCGTCACCATCATATCCAGACATGTAACGATGGACTTTGCAATAGTAATAGATGCGGTTAGTTTCATCCGCATTCATCATGAATATAGGTCTGAACTCGTTCTCGTAATCAGTAGCAGGAGCAGCAGATGAACCAGTGCTGTTGTAATACAAAGTGCCACCAGTTAGCAGACCGTCTTGAGTCGTGCTGAACTGCATTGGATGACCTAAGGTATGCATTGCACTAGGTTGATTTGTAGAATCATCCTGATTCCAAACAATCAGATAGTTTCTCTTGACCCTGACATTTTCTGGAGCAAAATAATACTGACCAGGAACAAAAGGACCGAATTCGGTAGCATCGGCACCAAAATCAATATAGAAAATACCGTTAGGGAACATTATTGGATCTGTATTGACTCGCATACCAAATCCTGTAGAACCAAGAAGAAGGTCGCCATCTTCAAATGTTCCTGTAACGTCTCTGAGGTAAACTCTAGTGATTACATTTTGACCGTTCCTAACAATCTTTGCAATCTCACCACGAGCACTTCCACCAATTTCAGTTACAGTTCTACCAACTTCAACTTCAGATAATGTTTCGTCAATATTATTGACTGTCAACATCACATTATCAAACTCTACCTTAATATTCCAGACAAACTGCTCAAACTTACCCCATTCAAATACACCATTGGTATCTTTAAACTCATTTATCAGTTTACTTGTTTGATAATAATGAATATTGTTATCAACAATAACATCATTAGCATTCGTATCCTTTACATAATCATACTTTACAGTATCAATAGAAAAGTTGATTGGAGCATTGCCAACCGTTCCCCATTCGGGAGTGTGAAGAAGACCACCGTTCGCTAAAATACCAAGCGACTTATTATTTTGTCCTGTTCTAGTTCCAGGATTAGGAACGTCTTTACCGCCCCTGTAAATGAATACCTGATCAAAAGAACGATCTACAAGAGGACCACCACCAGGAACCGCCTCTGCACTTGTCCAGGTAGGTTTGGGATGGTTATCTGATTCAATACGAAGTCTATCATTCTTAACAGGAGGTACACCAGCAGTTTGAAAAGTGCCTCTAGTCAATGAGTTAGGATGTCTCTGCCAGATTCTATTGACATCAAAAGAATCTAAAACACTGGGTGTTTCGGAAGTAGGAACAATCTGAAGTCTTAAGGGGTCGTATCCTCTACCCCTTTCAAGAACACGGACATGAATGATTTTACCCGAGTCTGCGTCGATAATAGGATACAATAACGCCTCTCGTTCAGGCGTCCCGCAACCATCGATAGTTAGTCTAGGTGGATCTGCAGGATCATACCCACTACCACTGTTGATTAACTCAACTGCGCGTACACCAAAAACTTCATCGAAGATTGGCTTGATTACTGCGCCAGATCCAGGAACTGTTCTTGCCATTTATCCTCAACTTACGACGTTAATTGTACCTTGCATATTCGCATGGAGTGTACACTGATAATACAGTGTATTAGGAGCATCCATAGGGATAGTCCAGTAGAGAATCGAAGAACCGCTACCACTCTGACCAGTAGTGTATGGAGTACCAGTCAAACCTTGAGTTGACTGGATCCTGAAGGGGTGACCACCACCTTCGATCGTATTATCAAACGCATAAGTGAACCCTCTGTAAACATACAGCGTTGGGTCACGAACTGTACCATCAAATCCAGGACCAGCAAAGAAGTAATCATTGCTAGCATTTTCTATGGGAACAGTCAGTTCCCACCAAATCATAGGACTTCCACCCTGAGATCTAACCCAGTTGGTTCCGTTCCAGTATATATTGTCGCCTTGAGTGAGACCATTTGTATCAGTATCAGTCAGAGCAGCAAACGTAGTAGTAAGAGTGCCACTAAAGTCAACAGTCAATGTGTCACCAGAAACTGATGTTGTGATGTTAGTGCCACCAGCAATAGTCAATGTATCTGTTGCACTATCTGCATTGGTGCTTCCAGTATCACCAGCAACAGTTGCAAAGATATTCTGCTCACCTGCACCAGCAACATCATCACCAGGGATGAACTTATTGGTAGCAGCATTCCACTTTAAGACCTGATTGTTGGTAGGAGCATTAGATGTAAGGTCAACATCACTTAAGTCGTCAAGACTGGAATATTCAGTGATAAGTTTTGCTCTCACATCACCAACACCACCAGTTGCAATGTTGATGTTTACATATGGATCGTCAGCGCCATCGATCGTGAAGAAATATCCAGGGTAATCTGCTGCAGCAGGAGCAGCACCAAGCGATGTATATTCATTCTTATACTTCACTTGCGTTGGCATATCAATAGTAGCACCAAACGTTGAAGTGATACTATTAGATGCTAGGGTAATAACGCCCACGCCGTTTGCAGCAATGGGGATATTTCCATTACTAGAAGAGATGATAGAGTTACCATTGACATCCAAAGCAGATGTCAAGTTACTATAATCAGCAGCAACAAAGTTGGTGCCATTATAACGGAGAACCTGACCCGAAGAAGGGTTCAGCAAACTAACCGTTAAGTTCACTCCATTTCCTAGAGCAGAATATAACTCATTAAAGTTGTCATTAATTTTATCACCACCAATACGGAGGGTGTCCCCCGTATTGTCATTAGCAGAAGCTCCAAGGTTTAGTGCTTGTTTAGCCATTACTTACTGGAATTTTTAGTTATTTATGCGATCTCTGGATCGATTGCTTCTTCACCGTAAAGTGCAAGATTGGGAGCAGTCCAATCATCGGGTACGCTAGTTTCAACCAGAATCTCGGGATTGGCATATCCACTTCCTACATTGTTGATTTCGATGTTTGCGATACCAACCAGAGCGCGAATATTGCCATCGAAACCAGAGATGGAGTCGATTCTAACCGTAGGTCTGGATGTGTAACCAGATCCACCAGAGGTGACCTGAACCAAGTCGATGAAACCAGATGTCAGGTTAGCGTTACCAACGGCACCTTGACCGAAGATCGAACCAAGGTAATCGAAGGTGATGAGTGAGTTAGACGATTCGATGACCGCAACCTCACGATCCGTAGTCTCACCTTGAATATCTATAAAGTCACCAGGTTCGATGGGAGGAACGATCTCAGCAGCGTCAACGTCTGCTTCAGAACCAACGTAGGAGAATGCGACAAACGTGGAACCTACGCGGGGGATTTCGGAGAAGATGATTCTAGAACCAACGATCTCGAAACCAACACCAGGTTCCTGAACAACACCATTGAGCGAGACGATGATGTTGTTCTCAGGTCTAATGACGCTGGACTGAACGCCATCCGTGAGCGTGAGCGAGTAGAAGACCTCGTTACGCTTGAGGTTAAAGGATTGACGCAAGGAGTCAAACTCGAACGAGATATCATCCAGTTGTCTGAGTTTACCAACGTAGAATCCTGTGAACGAAGAACCAAGTTCAGGTGCTTCGGTGAACTGAATCCTGTTAGAGAATGCTGTGAATGCATTTGTGCCACCAGGAGGTTGCAGGATACCATTGACAAAAATGAGGAGGTGACCTTCGGGATCGGGCAGGTATGAAGTGCCGTTCGCGATAGTGAGATCAAAGGTGGTTGTGGTGCCATCAAATCCCTTGAATGCACGCTTGACACGTGCTTTGAGATCAACGATGGCATCAATAACTGCCTTGTATGCATCTCTACCTTTGATAGCGTCTCTGGAAGTGAACGTTCCAGCGATATCTGTAAGATAAAGTCTCTTATTAAGACCTGCAGGTCTAACATCTTGAACCAGAGCAGATGCTGCACCAGGAGTTGTAACAGTAGTCGTGACACGTGCGAAACCTTCAGGGAAACTTGCAGTTCCATAATCACCAACATTATCGTTGATAGCAAAGTCAACACCCTGTGCCATGCTGACATACAGGTAGTTATTATTCAAATCAACCTCAGTGATGATTGCATACTGATCAGGTTGCTGGATGTTGTTAATGACTCTATAAAGTCTGTTACCAACTCTAAACTGGTCAGCAGCGTTAAGAACACTGATACCCAGGCGAAGATATCCATCAGATGCAATTCTGTCACCAACAGAGATCTCAAGACCAGCGTACTGGCGAACCTCAATATACTTCTCGGAAGATGCAGGGTAAACAACAGCATTCTTCTCGAAGACGCCCAGAAGAGACTCGGTATCAACCGTCAAAGTACCACCTTCGTTAGATGTTACAGATGCTTCAGTCTTCAGGAATGATGTAGGTTGTGCAGTCGCGCCCGAGGTATAACCAAGGAACTCGATATCTGCAACAAAATCACCTTGAAGATTGATGATGTGAAGACGGTCTTCGATAGCACTGATTTGTGCAGTTGTAGAGTTCTCTCCACCAACAATCGTGTCTGTGACTGCCCAAGGACCTGCAGTTACCTCAACATCGAGATACTTGAAGTTTTCATCCTCGTGGAATCCATAGACAACGCCAGTGATGGAAGGAGCACCCTGCTTAGCAACCGTTTCATTCATTGTGAAGGGACCATCAGTGATTTCGCCATCAATTCTGAAACGTTTGTAGACCTTGACAATCTTACCTTCGTTCAGAGTGCTTGAAGAAAGTTCTGCGTGCGCGTCAGAATCGAGACCATAGAAGTAATCTGCCTGATTTAGTCCACCAGAGATGCCAACAGGAAGGTCTCTATCACCATAAGTCTTATCAACAAAACCAACACCGTTGATTTGCGTGATACCCGTGTAATGCGTATCATCCGCAAGTTGTTTTGTAATAGTAGATACACCCAGGCGAATAAGTCTAGAAACAGAAGTTTCCGAATAAACACCATTTGTAAGAGCATCCGAACCATTAGGATCTTGATAGAAACTAGAGATAGTAGCAGCGGTAGAAGGACTTATCAGTTCATTTGTCAGAGACTGAATCATGAACTGCTGCAACAATCCGAGAGCGTAGGTCTTGATGTTGTACTCAGCATTAGAGTAGAACAGTTGACCCGAGTTTGCGGTGTAAGGATCCAAAGCACCAGAGTTCAGTTTGATACCCCAGACATAGAATCCTTGACCATATGTTGCATTAATATTTGCGCGGTTGTAAAGTCCGAAATCTAAGTAAACGTTTGCAATACCGAAACCAAACGATGCAGTTGCATGAACTCGGAACCAGTCATCACCAACAGGCGTAACACCGTAATCATCAAGTGTAATACCAGGACTTACGAATACAGACGCTTCTGCAATCTGTCCTGTAAAGAGATCGACGTTGAAGTTGATATTCTTCGTCTGACTGTCCATTGCAAACTTGAAGTTCAGGGAACCAAGTTCTGCTTTCTTGAAGAATGCAGACAGAGTAAACTGCTGCTGCTCACTAATACCAGGATAACCTGTATCGAAAGTTTCATTAGTACTGTCAAATCTTCTACCAGTGCTATCAAATGTTTCGTATGCAGTGAGGTTATAACCTCTATACATGAAGTGAGTACCACCACCGACACCAAATAGTTTGTCTGCGGTTTGTGTACCATCAGGTGCTGTTTGAACATTGCTATACCAAGCAGTATTTGAGAAGCTGTTGTATCCCAGATTTTCTGGGAAGGTATACAGGTTTGGAGAAGATGTCTGACCAGAGATGGGAGACTGAATCTGTCTTGCTTGCTCAAGAATTTTGACATTTGTGGGACTAGTGTACCAATCAAATGCAGAAGAGACACCAGGGAAAAATCCGAAAGGACTGGTTCCAGTTCCCACAGGACCACCGCCATATGTTGTGAGAGTGAAGCTATTAGGACCATTATCCTCAATAGGACTACCTTGACAAAGCAGAACTTCAGTCTCAGTAACATCACTTGCAATGAACGCACGAGTAGGCGTACTGAATACAGTATCACCAACAGTAGAAGTGCCTCTTTGATAAACTGCTGTGCTAGAAACACGCCAGTCAGAGATATAACCGTCAGCAGTGTTGTCTCCAGTGTATCCAACATATGGAGCACCAACTACAAACTGAGTGAGATTATAGTCAGTAGTCATGGTTCCTGTGCCTTGCAGGATACCGTTCAGGTAGATAGAACAATCATCTCCATTTTGAGCGGTATCTCTGACGAATGCCATGTGGATCCATGTATTAGGAGATGTAGTAACTCCATTTAACTGATTGATGTTAATCCAGTTAGCGCTATTACCACCCCAGAAACCGACGTTAGAAGTACCAGCACCAAGATAGAAGTTAAAGTTGTTGGCATTGGAACCAGAAGCGTAGAACGAAGTATTTGCATCATCTCTTCTGACCCAACACTCCAAAGTGAATGAATCAGTTCCAAGAGTAACACCAGTGTCAACTCTTACACTATCATTAACACCATCAAAGTACCAGGAACCATTGCCCGTGGCAACCGTTGCTGTAGCACCAGAAGTGCCGCCTGTAAGAGTATCATTCTGTACGAATAAGGTTGACATGGTGCCAACATACATTGTTTGATCTTTCTTATCAAACTCAAGGATAGTTGCAGTACCGCCACCGCTAGAGGTTACAGTTTCACCAACTTCAAAATCAGTAGAACTAATATTTGCGAGAGAGATTACATATCCATCCTGAACATCGCTAATATTAGTAGTGATTGAATCGGTAGTAATATTATTAACAACATCGCTAATGAAATCACTATAGACCCAAGAGTTTGAACCGAACTGATTGTTGACTCTTTGACCAATCTCACCATCATAATATCTGGAGTTGAATCTAAAGTTTTTAGCAGCATTTCTAATTTTGTTATCACCAGGTGCAAGACCTTCGATAACAATATCTACCAAATCACGGAGTCTATAGACTGCCTGATCAATATCAGTAGGAGTCTCAAGGTCTCTATATGCAGACTGACTGGTGTAGACAGCAGCATATTGATCACCAGTGATGCTAGAACCAGAACTATAAAGAAGATTTCTGATTGCCTTTTCACCTAAGGTGCGAATCTGCTCAAATGCATATACCGTAGGAAGAAGTTCTTTCTCAATATAGTTCAATGTGCCATTTGCATTTAGATACTTCTCCATATTAGCAACTGTGCTGTTGTTACCACCAGTTTGCAGGTCGGAGATGATTGCAACAATCAGATACTTGATATCACGCTGACACTTAGCAGTGTCGTATGTGTATGCCTGATAGTTTGCACCATCGATATTGAAGCGCAGATATTCATTTGTGATACCAGTGATTTCTTCAGCAATATACTGTCTGTTGAAATACAGACGGTCGCCAGCAATGTTAAAGTCTTCATCTGTGGGAGCAATGATATCATTGATTGTAGTAATCAGAGTATCGATTGCAGACTTAACGTTTGCACAACCACCTGGGTCATTTGTAATACCCCAATCACCAACAATAATGTCATCGGTATTGTCATAGGTCAAGTCACCATTAATCGCTTGCTTCATGTAGAAACCAAGGCGATTGTGTGCGTAGACAGACTGCCAAACTTGCAGACGAATGTACTGCAGTTCGTTGCCAGTGCCCAGATAGAATCTCGCTGCTTCAACAGAGAAGAAGTTACCACCGTTACGGATATCTTTAGACATTGCACCAACAATCAGTGCCATGTCAGTCTTACAACGCAAGGTGCCATCAGTGCTACCACCAGCGTTACGAGGCATTTCGGTTGCCAAGTCAGGATAGCGAGAAAGCATATCTGCTGCTGCCTTATCAACGATAACAGAAGTATTAGCGTCAATCAGATTTGCAGCATCACGGAATCTGTAACGAGAATCCAGATCAATCTTATTAGTGTACAGTACATCATCGTTAGCATTATGATATGTGGTGGTGAAAGGCGTTTCGAGGAACGCATCAACTGTGCCACCCATGAACTCATAGGCAGGTTCTACCTTAGTAATAGTGCCCAGGTGATCAACAGGAGTGCCGAGATTTGCTTGCTCAAGAGTATCGGTGAGGATATCCATGAGGTTGCCAACTGTAGACCAGACATCAGCACAATCACCAGTGGTATAGTTCAGTTCAGTAACTGAAGAAGAAAGTGCAGAGACGAATGTGTGAGTATATTGCTGACCTGCAGGAGAAGCACCAACGTTGACTGTGATTGTCGTTGCATCAAAAGCGGTAACTGCAAGAACTGCATTAGCAGCAGGATCAGTCTTACGAGGATACGAAATCTCTCTGTCATTATTATCATCATCACAAGTGAATGTAATAGATTCAGTCGTAAGAGTGACTCTAGATGCAGTTGTCAGAGAGTGTGCGCCGATTGTAAGGACAAGATCACCTGTTGCAGCATTATAAGTTGCTGTAGAAGGTGAGAAGGTAGTAAGAGACGTATAAGAAGAGTCGGTGATAGTTGCATCAGTGCTCTGCGTCAATCCATGACTACCAGCAACAGTCCAAAGGACGTTGTTGATGATATATTGAAGCATTTCCTTGACTTTATCATATGTCCAAACACTTTCAACAACTTCAGTCTCAATATGATTCAAAGTGACAGGAGTATTAGTTCTATCAACATAAACTGCCGAAGCATCCCACATATGATTATTTGAACCATTACGAAGGTCTTCAACCAATGCACTAAGAATATCTCTAACATCATCTTCACAGTTGACATTTCCACCAGGAATTACCAGGGAGGGATACTGTACTGTAAGAAGGTGTACTGCTTCTTTTGCGATGAAGTTTTTATTCGATTCAATCAGATTTGCTGCATCATAGTATCTGTGAGTCTTACCAGCAAAACCAGTAGGCAGATTAGCAGAGTTTGCTCTCCATGTTGCAGCGATTACATCATTGTTGAACTCTTCATTGTTTGTGAAGGACTCAGCACCAGACCAGTCTTCAGTGTAAGTCGCAGTATCAACACCATCAAAGTGAACGAGCAACTTAGCATTTGCATCCCCTTGGAACATTCCAGTGAGTGCAGTGAATGCTGCAGTATAACGGTTGGTGTTTGATACACGCAGTTCATCGATATGACCTTCAAAAGCGTTGGTGGCATTCCAATCAGAACCAATATTCAATGGTTTTGCTGTATAGGTAGTAGCATCAGTAGCACTACCTCTTTCCACACCATCAATGTAAAGTTTGATACCATCAGCACCTGTGGAGGAGCGTACAACTGCAATGTGGTGCCAGGTGTTAGCAGTCAAACTCAGGAGACCCGAGGTAACAACGTCCGAACCAGCAACAGAGAAGCGAACCTGTCCATTCTCCAAATAAAGTGCTGCTGCAGTATCACCGCTAGAACCGCTTCTCTGGTCAAGAATGTAAGAGGTTCCAGTCAGAGCATCGGTTGCGGGACGAACATAAACATCATATGTAAATGCACCTGTACTAAATGCAAACTCAGAAGAGGATGCAATGTTGAGGTAGTCACCAGCACCATCTAAAAGCAGAGAAGAAGTGCCATACTTGTATTGTGCAGTATCCAGTTGAGCATCACCGTTAAAAGTGATGTCAAAGATATCATCACCAGTAGACTGACATCTACCAATCTTACCGATAAAGACTGTACCACGTGCCTGGTTATAACCAATGACTTCGCCCTTAGTATCAGTGGTTCTGATTACTTGACCGACTCCCAAGAATCCAGTGCCTTGTTTGTCATCGAAAGTAACCTTTCTGACGACCATATCTTCAGAATTTTGGAAGTTATTGGTCAGGTTACCATACCCAATCTTATAGTTTCTGATTTTTTCATCAGATTGGAATGTACCTGTAAGGTTGTCATAAGAAATGACATAGTTGTTGATGAACTCAGTTCCAGGGAACTTAGAGTCAAAATCACTAGAGTTATCAGTAAAGTCTACAATATTGACTTGAGACTTAGAAATATCATCTAGAACAATGTTGGGATATGAGGAAGAAGTTAGACGGTTGAAGAGTAGACCGAAGAAAGAGGAACCTTCAGAAATATTGACCTGTTCAATAAACTCGTTAGTTACAGGATCTTGATATGCAGATGTAGCAGTAACTCTCGCAACAACACCAGAAGAAGCGCCGATAATGACATCATCCAACTGAATATCAAACAGACCAGGTTTCGACTGATAAGTACCAACTGTCTTACTCAGAGCAAGTTTGTCGGTGATTTCCAGATCAGTACCATACAGAGGTTGATCTTCCTGATGTGAAATTGCGGTTGTGCTGAGTTGACCACGCTGAACATTCAAAACAGTAGAATCAGTTTCAACAGTTACACCTTGTAAGGTGATAATCTCAGCACCCAGTTGATAGTTTGCACCGATAGTAAACTCAGATGCAGCAACAAATGTGTCATTCTCTTGTGCTGGATCGACAACTTCTATACTAGTTGTACCAGCACCGATCGTATATCTCAGTTCAGCAATAGGAGTGTTTTCGCCCGTTTCTAGGTTGACTTCCTCAACAACTGCGGTGTTACCTTCGAGGTTTGAGACAGTTTCGCTAAAGTTAAACAGACCCAGATTAGTTACTGGAGTGATGTCTGCCAAGTTTGCAGCAAATCCAGTTGCACCAACAGTAGTAAGTTCAGCAACAGCAAATCCAGATGCTTGAAGAACATCAATGGTTGCTGAAGTAGTTCCACCAGGGATAGTGATTGTTTCATTATTAACATATGCTACACCAGAGTTATTACCAATGGTAACAGAAGTTACCGCACCAGATACAACAGTGTAGTTAAGCGTCAGACCACTGCCAGCACCAGAAGAAGTTGTTGCCTGATTAGTATAGGTGCCATCTGTGTATCCAGCGCCACCAGTCAAGCTACTACCGTCAAGTGTATTGACGATACCAACATTACCTTGGGTGATGAAACCGAAGATAGAATCACCAACAACAGAGGTTACAGTCAATCTAGAAGTAGACTGAGTGCCAACCAGAGTCATACCAACTAGAGGGAAGATACCACTCGGATTAGTGAAAGTAAACTCATAGGTTTGAATCTGAGCAATCTCAACATTTACATACTTAACGCTAGCAGGAGGTTGTGGTGGTTCGTTGAAGACAATAGATTCACCCTGAATCTCAAATGCTGTATTAGGAGTCTGAACAACACCGTTAAGAATAACCATCATCTGATCAGCAGATGCAACAACATTTGTTCCATCAACTTGCAGAGGGAATGCAATACGTTGCCCATCAAACAGATTAGAGATATCATCGAGTCTCTGAACTGTAGAAGTCAAAATATTCTCCGAAGAGGTTAGTCTCTTCTGACGGAACAAAACTTCAGTATTATTGAATGCTGTGTATACAGGTTCAACAAGAGCAAAACTTTGAATATTAGGAACTGTTGCTTCTCTTGCAAGTTCAACAGACTTAGTTAACTCAAAAGAAGTCTCTTTGTTAGGAACAAAACCATACTCATTCAGATTCAGTTCACCAAAAACCTTAAAGGATGCTGGGTGAACGTTTTTGATGAGAATATCTTTCCACTCACTGATAGAAACAGCAGACTTAATGGCGTAGGAGAAGTCCTGATAGTAGTAGGAGTCTTGAATCTTCTGAATAATTTCGGAAGGTTTACCAACGTCATCAATAAACTGACCAGTTGTTTTGGTAATAGATCCAACATCCAGAACACCCTTAGCGATGTTCAGAGAACTGATAGTACCAGAGGACTTAGAAATAACACCTGTTACTTTTTCACCAGACCCAAAATCGCCAGTGTAATCAACGATCTTAATGATTCTGGGACCAACCTGCCAACCTTCGTTAGTGGAGACAAAACCAGTTGCAGTTGCATTCTCAAGAGAATCACCTTGATAAACAAGTTCACCTTCGAGGAAGGTAGATGTGATAACGTTTGCAGTTGCAGCACCACCAAAGGATGTGGTCTGAACTTGCTGACGACCTGTACCAGCATTGGTAAATGTCAGAGCATCACCGAGTTCTGCGTTTGCTGAAGTAATAGCGATCTTGAGTTGATCATCTTCCAGAGAGTTTGCAGAACCAGCAATAGCATAGTAAGTGGTGTTTCCATTTAGTCTACCAACTGCACCAGCAGCGATTGGGAAATCGGCACCATCACCAGTATCTACTACGTTTAGTGAGATTTCAGCGCCGTTTGCAATACCATGTGGGAAGGAGAACTGCAGCAGACCCAAATCAAGGTTGATGACATAGTTGAAAGAAGACTTCAGTTGAACTGTAGGCGTAGAAGAGTATCCAGCACCAGGATCCTTAACTTCAATCTTATCAAGACGACCGTTCTTAATGGAGGACTCTGCAATAGCGCCAGAACCGCCTCCACCAGTGATAACAACAGCGGGTGCTTGAGAGTAACCAGAACCAGGATCGGTAATAGTAATGCTGTCCAGAATGCTGGTAGAGGTCAACTGAGCGTTGATGGGGAATGTAATCTCAGGACGCAGTGTATAGTCATGAGGATAATCATAACCAAAGTTGTTGTTCTTCAGTTTCTTGATCTTACCGATGCTATCTCCTGTTGGGAAGATAGAAGCACCAGTACCAGATGCAGGAATAACAACTGTAACTTCAGCACCAGAACCAGTCAGTCCTGCACCAAGAATGCCATCGATTGCATCAATATCAACTGTAGCAGTCGTATATCCCTTTCCAGGAGAAGTAACAGTAACATTCTGAATCTGACCAGGAATGGGAGCACCCTCGTCATCAGTACCGTCAGCAACAGTAACAGAGACTAAACCACCTTCACCATTTCCAGAAATGGGAACGCCACTGTATGTACCAACTGCATATTCTGTTCCAGGTTCGTTGATTTCAACACGCTCAATCTGTCTTGTAGACCTGATTGTTTGGATGATAGGCAGTTTTGTATAGAATCCGCCAGAGTTGACAATACGGATATTTGAGATAGAACCAACTGCTTTCTTGGAACTAGTTGAATAAGATGCTTTAGAAACATCGGCATTTCCTTCTGGTTCGTCAAGTAGAGGGAACTTGAGAATATCAGGACCTCTAGTGATAGTTTCACCAGAAACAGAACTTACCTCAAACGTGCCTCTATAAGGAGATCCAACAATATCCAAGTAACTACCCTGAATGATAGGTGAATCATCAGCATCAATTCTAGAAGGATCGAAGTAGTAAGAGATATTGGTAACAATATCTTCATCAACCTTGAACTTAACAGTAGGTGTGGGTTGACCTTCACCAGTTACACCAGGAGTTCCAACACGCTCGATAGAGTTGAAAGAATACTCCAGTTTGTAGAGGTTATCCTTAGCAAAGGACAGGTTGCCACCTAGCATAGAAGAGTGACTGAGGTCAAACAGATACTGATGACCATAGTACATCTTCAGAACAGGAGACTTAATAAAGATACTTACAGCACTTGCAGAAGTTGCAGGATCAGTAACTGCTGCCTGAGGAAGTTTATAAACAAACTCAAGTGGACTAATAATTCTATCGACAGGGAAAGAACCATCGTATTCATCATATACAACTTCACCAATCTCTTGACTGGGATTACCGTCAACATAGAGCATATCACCTGCACGCAGATAGTTTCTAGTGCTAGTGATTACATAAACTTCATCACTATTTGCACGTGCTGTAACTTGCAGGATTTTAGTAAGATTTGTAATCAAAGTGATTTTCAATACACCAGTCAAACCAGTGATATTGATTGTGCTGTATGCAGCGTTATAAGAAACGTTGTTGCCATCCAAGGTGATAACAGAACCTACAATAAATGCAGAGGAACCGCTAACCTCATCAATACGAACAGAATAGTCATCATCGGTGTAAGGTTTAAACTTAGCAAAACTATCCAGGTTGCCAGTACCTACACTTGCAGTTCCATCTAGATTGAAATCATTCAAATCGATATCAAATGTACCAGGAGTAGTATTGACGATTTCAGCAAAACTAAACGAATCGATTTGATTGATATCGTTAGGAATAGGACCAACGATACCATAAGTAGATTGCTCATTGAACTGCTCTGTACTGAGTTCGCCAGTATTCAGATCATTTGACCAAGAGTTATTATTGACAGCAAGGTACACTTTATTAGTGTCATTATCAATCCTAGTGATATAACCGCTGTTGACAAAAGACGCACCATTTTTCAGTACCAGTTTTGATCCAACAGTAAATCTGAAGGACTGATTGATTGTAAGTTCTTGAACATTATCAATCTTAACGGTGTCCGTTACCTTGAAGTAATATCGGTCTTTAACAACTGCAGTAACCTTCAGTTTCTGAGAACCAGGAGAAGGAACGGTAGCAGTTCTAGAACTCCAAATATCCTTACTATAGGTGAGTGTAGCACCTGTAGTCTCAGTCATTGTGGTAGTTGCATCATCAAAGTCGAGAGATTGCAGACCAGCAGTACCAAGATCAAAACCAGTGCTACCCATAGTAAGAGAGACACCTGTTACGGGAGAAACTGCAGTTCTTACGAATCCAACTTGAGTTTCAGTTTGAACACCTTTATCACCAAGGCGAACAGCATCAGCATTCTTGTCAACCTTCAGACCCCAACCAACATAATCAATATAATCACGAACCTGAGAATAAGTGGTAAAGAATGCAGTATCAGTCCAGGAGAAGGTCAGTCCAAAGTCACCAGTTGAGGGAAGATTTTGTACATCCGAGGGAACAGTTGGAGTAACGGCACGATTTCTCAGTCTGAGATTATCAACATAGTATTGACCTTGCTCATTAGAACGGAAAGTGCCCAGAGTACCATCTCTACCAGCAATTTGACCAATACGCATTGGTTTGCTGATCAGTTGTGTATCGGCAACAGTAGCAGTAGCAACCGAAGTGCCGTTTACATACATTGTAAAGACATTACCTTCTTTCTTCAGTCCAATGAACTGCCAAGTGTTATCGGCAAACATTGTGGTGAGCGTAGACCGAGCAGGAGAAATCGCAGAGTTAACTGCTGTAGTGTTGTTGGTTACAGCCAACTCCAGATAACCAGAAACTCTGTCATAGTACATCCAGAGACCACCTGTGGTATCAGAAGCATCACCGATAGAAACCAGAGTCTGTTGTGTCTGACTATGAGTATCACTATTAGCAGCATCATGATACAACATGAACTCAAGAGTCCAGTTTGCACCCAACTTAGCACCTAATGTAGAAGAAGGTAACTCAATGTATGCATTCTCCCAGTTAGCAGGCGTTGCAATATCTCTTCCGAAGATCTTAGCGATGCCATCACCAACAATAGTAAGAGATTCTGTAGCATCATTGCCTACCAATGTAGGCGTGTAGTTTCCAATAGTATCCGTTGCATCGGTAGCAAACTCAAACAAGAACTCATTACGGTTCCACTGAGTTTGTCCAAAAACATAAACGTCACCAGACTTATCTACGGCGATACTATTTGCAGTAATACCTTCAATACGGTTTTTATTGAACTCATTAGTAGTGTGATTCTTGATCTTGCCATCATAACCAATTTTAACAGTATCAACTGTCTTCAGACCCGTTGTGTTATCTGTACGATTAAATGCAATGTTCAAATCGCCAAAAATATCAATAGCACTCTTACCAACGCAGTTGACATCTCTACCAGGTGCAACATAACGATAGTTCCACAAGAAGTTACCATCAGTATCAACTTTACCTACCCATACACTATCACGAGTGGTATTATCGGACTTTGCTCTGAGAGTAGAAGTAATGTAGAACTCTTTGAACTCATCCATTGCAAGACTGGTATTCAGGAAAGAATAACCCGTCTGACTATATTCCTTAATCCAAGAAACAGTGATTGCAGTAGTACCAACAACTGCCTTACCAAAGGATGCATTAATATTATTGGTGCTGATTGTATCAGCGGTTTCTAGTGAGAAGTACAGGTCTGTACCATCAACAACAATATCGGTGATCTTCTCAGAGTCGTTTGTAGATGCAAGTTTTCTCTTGATTGCAAAGTTACCAGAGGTATCAATCAGTGCAATGAATGCATCATAGGGATTTGCTGAGTTGGTGTTAGTGTATCCACCAATAACAAATCGGGTGTCAGAATACTTCGTTAGAGCGGTAACATTGTCGGATCTAGAAGAACCAGAGATACCCGAGTAAGATTTCTGGAAGTTAAGAGTTGCACTTAGACCATTATCTGCCTGAACGTACTTAACAAGAATAATATCAGGATTGTATGTATCCAGAAGTACAGTGTTGGGTTTATTGATACCAGCTACCCAAATATTGTTACCATCGACATAAATCTTCTGGAACTCTGCATATTGACGACCACTTTGCAGTTCAAGCGTCTTTTCCCATTCTTTAACACCTGTTGTAGACAGTTTACTGACAAAACCAACATTATTACCAAGATTATCAAGAGTTCTACCACAGACAAAGATTTCTTTGTTTTCGTTTACAAAGATATCGTTAACAGTAAGATCTTCAGCACTTTCAATCAAAGA